GAACTCTGATTGGGATTTAGACCTACGGGCTGGTGAGAGAGGAGAGAGTGAGATTGCGGACTTGCTCTCTCTTGATACAGTAGAGGTTAAAACAGATAGACGATGGCAGGAGACAGGTAATCTTTACATTGAAACAGAGTGTTACTATGTAAATGATAATGCTTGGAAACCGTCAGGCATACGTGTCAGCGAGGCTACACATTGGGCATTCCTGCTTCAAGATATAGCCTTGATTATGCCACTGTGGCAACTAAGGGAGGCTGTGTATACTGTGGGTAGACCTATTACCTGCGATATACAACCTAACCCTACAAGAGGGTATTTGATTACACCAGCGCAGATAATAGAATGCGTTAAAGCAGCAAGAGATAAACTATTAAAGGATATGGCAGAGCAAGAAGGATGGTCAGACCCAGCAGAGTGGGAGGATATCTGAGTACGCTATTTGCATTACTCAGTCCCATCATCTTCGTTGGGGCTGTTATCGCTCTCTACCAATTCGTGTGGTGGTTGGCTATCATCCTTACTGCTATCTTTATCTAACTTAGGTCGGAAGCCACCGATTCTAACGATTAACTTCTTGATAGCACGATTGTGACGCATTCTGGCAGCATCCTCGCTACCTATCTCCATTAGGCTAGCAATTGCGCCGTAATCAAGTGATTCTGCATACTTGTAGAACAGTACAGCCCTATCCTCTGTGCTGAGTTTCTTGTATGCAGAACTCACTTCAACCATCATAGCCATTAGGTTTCCACTTTCTGCTGGTGCTGGTGGTTTACCTGTCTTACCGAGGTTTAACTTGTGAGTAACGCCAAACTCTCCACGTAGTACCGGAGGTAGTAATGCTTCAATCATTTCTATATCATAGTAAAATAAATCTGATACTTCATAGCCTAGTGTCTTGGCTTTCCAGCGTTGACAATAATCTAATGCTTGGTTACGTAAGGAACGATAAATAAGATTCTTAGCGTCTTTTTTGCCTACGGCTTCCCATTCATCTAACTTATTAGGATGCTCTAGGAACCATTGATAGAGCGACTGCTTGATGTCCTCTAACTCAACCATCTCATACTTTTTATGGTACTCAGCAGATACGGAGATAACTATGTAATCCCAAGGCTCGATACGTTCCCAGTTCATCGACCCCACACCTTTCCATCTACAATAAACGTACCATCCTTTTGAATGGGTACAACCTGTGGAGTAACTACGTTACCTTCAACACGCAAGATACCAAATCCTTGCTGCCATGTGAATAAACCACCCTTGATATACTTAGCATCCTTGTACTTCATGAGGTTGCCAACTTCCATACCCCAGATAGTTTTAGGTGTGCTATCACCATAGGCTTGAGTAGAATGGGTAAGACCCATGCGGTGAGTATGCCCACATACAACGCTCTTGCCTGTACGCTTGGCTAAACCAAGGGCTGTAAGCCCTCCTGTGGAGTTAATAGAGCCTTCATCGCCATGCATTAGCAACCAATTAGGAGCCAACTCATACGGCTTGGTATGGTAGGTAGTACCGATATCATCTAGGCGTAGGAACTGAGGTAAGTCTAACTCTGGTAGCCCTAGCAACCCCGGCGCTCTCATCATTACTGTATTGAATAACCTATCAGTATGATTAGAACGTATCATATGTTTAACCTTGAGTGCCTCGAGCACTCTAACTGTAGTGTCTCTATCTCTACCTATGGAACGCTCATACTCTAATGGCGTACCTTTAGACCATTTAGATATAGTTTGCATATCCATTTCGTCACCAACTGATACGACTTCGGTAGGTTTGTACGCTTTGATGAACTTTGCGAGGTTCTCAACCGCCCGTTTATCGTGGTATGGTATCTGTAAATCTGACACGCAAACTATTGTTTTCATGGTTTCTTTTTTACCACTTTCTTAATAGTTTTCTTAACAATTTTTTTACCTGCGCGACGTTTGTTTTCTTTGGCAACGTTTTTTGAGTGGGACATAGTTTGAAGGTTGCTGTGTCCGTCTTTGCCTGCTCTTCCGCCGTTATCTTTATGGTCAACGTCGGTGCTGCGCGATAAGGTTTTTCCTGTTTTCTTCTCGTAATCAACCCTTGCCTTATTACTTGAAGTAGTTTCAACACTTCCGTCTTTTCGCTTTCGTTTAAAAACGTAGATTGGTCGTCCGCCATTTTGCTTACTCCCTTTGTATGGTCCAAATATCTTCATGCCTTCTCCTTTACTTTTATCTTCACATTAGAAGGTCCCATCATTCCGATACCATAATTGTCACTTGGCGCTGGGTCTTCTATTAAGTCAAGAACTTTCCAATACGCATCATCTTTTGAAGGGGCTTCAACTTCTGCGTAGATACGATTTCGTTGAGTTAAAGTTACTTTATATGTCTTCATTCAGTATCCCACTTCCCTCTAAGTACTAGCAATCCTATGATTGCATAGTTAGCCATATCTTTGAACGTATCTTCTAAACTCTCATGCTCTGGAGCAGCATTGGTATCTACTAAGTTATTAAGGCGAGCCAACTTGTCCCACAGACGTACACGTAGCCCATTTAATGCACCGCCAGGAGATTGGGCTATGTTCTTAGGACCGTAATCGTGATGCTTACTGATTAGTAAATCAATTAGTTCTTCTGCTACGTTTTGAGCATCGCTTGCGAATCGAGCATGACCCATGAACTCATCTAAGTATTCAGTCGCGGTATCGTTATCTCCACTACTAAGTCCGTACTTGTTATAGTTCGTTTGGTTATATTCAGACCATGCGACAGCAGATAGTTTAGGATTGTCCATATTTCTTCACTCTCCAGTTTCGTCATTTTTAGGGGGTTCATTCTCTAGTAGTTTCTTTAGTTCAACATTGAAGTTGCTCATCTGCTCATCAACAACCATCTCTTCTATAAGATTTTGCATCCCTTTAGGACTGATTTCTGCAGCGTATAATGTAGCGTAAGTAGATTGAGTTATACGCGATATCTGTTCTGGATTATTGGCATATCCATATATACAACGTAGTAGTGAACCAATCATTAGAGAGTAACCACCCGGAAGGATTAGTTTAGGGTCGAATACTTCTTCTCCGCCTTCTTCAACTAAATGGTCTGTCGCTTCAAATACATTAGCGAACCGTTCTCCGCATACAGAACAAGGAGGTATGGGAGGTAACTTTCTATTACTCATTTAAGCCAGCCTTTTCTTTGATATAGTCTGAACCATACTTTACGTAACAACTATTAACATCTTCTCCGTCTGGCATGGCAACGATAGTAACTGGCAATTCTCTGGCAAGACTAGAGGCGAATTCTTTCCCCGGTTGGTCTCCATCTGCAAAGACAAAGACTCGTTCAAAGTCCGCAAGTAATCTAGTGTAGTGTTTCTTCCAACTGTTTGCACCCGGTACTCCAACACAGGGGATGCCAACACAGCCACTAAGAGTAATAGTGTCCAGTTCACCTTCACACACCCCAATCCAGTCACCAGCACGTTCAATATCTAATACGTTATACATCTTTGTCTCAACACCTGTCATGCCCATATACTTTGGCTCAACTGCAGGATTAAGAGAACGGAAACGGATATCAACAACACCCGTTTTAGTAATGTAAGGTATCGAGAGGCGACCGATGAATGCTTCGTGACCAACCTCAGGCTCCACGACTACGCCGTATCGAGCCACCCGTGCTACTTCCCGAGTTATACCCCTGCTTAGCAGGTAATCTTCTGCCTGAAAGATGTTTGCCGCGTACTTGTTCATGGCTTTCCCCAGTAATTCCTTCTGCGATAGACTTTGCTTCATTTATATCCACCCCCTCCTTCTTAGCAATGATTTGAATACTGTTGCCCTGCATACCACAAGCAAAACAATTAAAGATGTTGTCTTGCGTATTAAAACTTGCACTTGCGTGTGAATCATTATGAAATGGACACTTTACGTTTACTTGTCTGCCAGTACGAGTAATGTTGGCACCATAATGAGCCAATACCATCGCAATATCTGGTAAGTCATCCACCGAATACATCGCCCAACCTTAATACTAGGTAGGCATCTGAGATGGATTTCCCACGTGCCTTAATAACTACTGCTGCTAGGATTGCTTCCCTCTTGATGCCTCTTGCTTCCGCATAATGCGTTGCTTCTGTTTGCGCCTCTTTTGTCCAACCGCTGAGGTCAATAGCGTTGCCTGCACCCGGGGCTTTGGCTTCAATAACCCCAATATTTCCAAGGAAGTCCGCTCGTACAACCACATCACCCTCATCTTTTGCACCAGTACGCGCAAGCCTTTCCGCATCGTACCCATTAGCGCGAAACCAATCTTTAATATCTGTTTCAAAGGTTGCTCCTCTTGCTTTATGTGATTTACGGCTCGTCATGGTATGCCACCAGACTTATAATGTCTCGATAGGCATAGATTAACCCATTGGTATACTCATGGTTCCTAATTAATTTGTTGCAAGAAGAACATTTGACTAAACCTAGCCCATTATTCTTGATAACTTCTGTATGTAACTGTATTTTCTGATTAAGTGCAGAGATTAACTCTTGTGAGTTCATGAGTTCTCCGGTATGTCTTCAACGTACATATATTCTGGGTTAAACGCTAACCAAGTCATGAGAGTTCCGCCTGCATCTGCTCTACCGTAGCGGTTCTTGACTGATGCCACGCCCATTGACGTGCCAACAGTGCCAAGCGTACATATGAGGGCAGGTAACTGAGAAACTTTCCCTTGTATCGCGCTTCTTGGCTGACAAGGCGTTCCAGGAACTGCTTCCGAAGTGTGGTGTAATACGACAATCGCTGCATTAGTTGCTCTAGCAAGGTACTTCAACTCCTTCATGATGGCTCGCATGGATGCGAACTCTTCACCACCATCGGTGGCTACGTCCATTAGGTTATCTATTATGATTAACGTTGGAGGACAACCCCATAACTCTTCAAAGGATTGCACTTCTTCATCTATATCTTGAAGGGTTGGGCTAGATTCAAATGACCAAACAATATGACTGCCCTTTTGCAGGACAGCCTTAGTCCAACCAATGTCATTGTTTAACTTCTGCTCAACATCGCTCTGGCTCTTGCCAGAAATCATAGATGCTAAACGCATAGCCATAGTATGTGCATTGGTGTCTGCTGAAACATAAAGAGTTGGGACGTTAGTCTTAAGTGCAAGTGCTAGGGCGAGTGTAGATTTACCCGCCCCTGGAGCACCCGCAAACATTGATACTTCTGAACGTCTAATAATAATCTTATTAGATTCAAACGCCTTAAAGCAACTAGGGAGAGGCTCGCCACCTATTGAAGCACGTCCCACAGACCTCGTAAGTGTGCGCATTACATCCCCTCCCTAATATTTAAAATGGAAACAACTCTTGCTTTAGTTCGCCGGCTTGCATTGGTCCGGCGTCCCCTGTGGTGTTGGACATGCCCAGAACGCGTATGGCTGACCCGTCTTGGCTGACACTCCCGACCTGTACTTCCTCGCTCCGTGTATGCATACTGGTCCGCTTGTTGGCGTAGCGGATGGAGGCGCCACCGGGGCTGGCATTGAGGATGGAGCGGGCGCGGTGCTTGGCATTGAAGGCGGTGTCCCCAAAGGGGCTGCATTGTATGCGCCAACGACCATTCTTTGTACTGCTGCGACTTGAGTTGAGTAGTCACCAATACCTTCTAGCAATACACTAAGTTCATCAGCGGTGTTGGCACGGATGTTAATCATGTCCCCGCCCGGAGTCTTATACGAAACCTGTAACTTCCATTCTTCACTCATGTAGTTTCCTTTTTAGTAGAGAATTGACAGTGCGCTGTGAGTCCACACATGTACTGGCAATTGTTTGTGTTGGGCAAGAATATCGCAGACTTGCGAGCCTTGTCAAATTGACTAATTAGGTATTCCATTTTATCGTATGTATAGCCAGACAAGTCTACCATTTCTCCGGTATTGCCCTGACGCGACATATAGTAGTTACCCCACTTGACCTCTACGCCAAAGGTCTGTTCAAGACCTAACTTGTAGAATCCAAGTTGAAGTGTACTGCTAGGTGTCTGTTGCGAGGTTTTCAAGTCAACAATAACAAGTTGTCCATTGACTTCAAAGACTCTATCGATAACCATTTTGACTGGCACATCTGCCACCACAGGTAGCAACGCCAATTCGATTGCTGGTTCCCCTGCTGGGGTTTTCCATATCTTCCAGTCAGGGTTTAGCGTACGCCATTGGATGTAGGTCTCTACCCATTTAGGTCCTGAGGTTTGCCAGAAGTTTACATCTTCCTTGTTTGGATTTGCTTTAGTAGCACGACCACCAACACGTGCATTGGTTAGGTCGAGGTCTCCCTTGCATTCAAGCCATGCTTGGTCCCATAATAGTTGGCTCATATTGTGCTCCTGTCGTAGTTCTCACAGGCAAGGTGAAAGGATGAGCCACCGACTGACCAGACGGATGGCTCTTCTTGTTTTTGTAGTAGTCTACCTAAGTAGTATTGGTACCCACAGATTAAATAGGTGCTGAAAGCACTGTAGGACATATGTTCCGGTAGTTCGTATTCTTCTAGTTTTATCGTCATGGTATAAGTTTACATCCATGATACTTTTTTTGTCAAATTGAGAGTTAATTTGACAGATTAAAATTGGGTATGTATAATTGTATTTACAAGATAATATGTAATATAACGAACGCTTAGGCGTTCGTATATAATATATATATTATATATATGTAAGGAGAAGTATGTCAAGTTCATTCTATACAGCATTCTGGGGAACCCTTGCTGCTATTGTGGTGTTCTATGTAGTAGCCTACCTAGTAGAGATAGTACGAGATGCCATCTATGATAAGCAAGTTGAACGCTTCTGGGAAGAGATTGAGTACCGATACTATGATGTAGAGTAGCAATTTAAACGCAAAAAGACCCCCAACCCCTAGGTAGGACCTAGAGGAAGGGGGTTTCTTGTTTGTAAAGGGGCTTAGAAGGCTTTAAATGCCTACTTCTTGCCGTACTCCTTGGCTGACTTATCTACTGCTTTCATAGCAGGACCAGCAAACGAGGATAGGAAGACAGTAGCGTATGCCTTAGGGTCTGTAATCCCAGCCATATAAAGTGCTGCACAGGATGCTACGCCAGCCCGAACATAGGACATGAACATAGCCTGTACTTTATTCTTAGTGAGTTGAGTCATTTGGTCTCTTTCTTTTTAGGGTTGGGCTTGAGTGCTGCTTTTACCTTATTAAGTTTTTTAGCGTCCCCTAGCCAAGGGAACCAAGAGGAAGTATTAGTTCCCGCAGTTTCCTTGATACTAATGTGCAGATGAACTGGGTGAGAGTAACCATCAAAGTCACGGTCGCCCTTCATCTCTGACCAAATACGTCCTTGGAAAATCAAGTACTTTACGCGTGGGTCTTTTTGTAATTCCTTATAAGCAACCTTGCAATCAATCCCATTCTTAGGGTCGTGACTTAGGTCACATGCAAACCCAGAGTTGTGGTCTGAGTTAGGGTTCTGCTTGATATGTGCTTTAGATGGGAGCAGCCCATCCGAGGCTTTCAATCTCTTCGGGTACAATGCTGTCGCTTGTCTCAGGATTGCAATTGCAGCCGGTTGTGCAGCACGGGCTAGAGGTATCATTTGTCAACCAACAATCTGTAGATTTCATCTACTCGTAGTTCCAATCTATTAACTTGGTCTTTTACTGACGAACCACCATTGGGTCTAAGTTCATTAAGGTAATGTTTTACCATCCACTTAATCATTAGAGCAAAGGTCCCTACTAAGGTAGAGATACTAATTGCAAAGGCAGCCCAGTCAGCAGCAGTCATTATACGGTCCTTACGGTAATCTGTAGGATTCCACCGAAGCCATCAAAGCGTCTATCAGGTGGAGTCATACGGGTAAAAGTTACTTCTTCTATTACTGCTTGTTGTGACTCACCAGTGGTTAAGTCTTGCCAAGTAAGTACATCTCCTGATTGTTCTATCTCTTCAAGCAATCTAATCCGGTCAAAGGCTCTGCCTTCATATCCAATTACAGTATTAAAGCGGTCAGTTTCTATATCAAAACAATATGCAGGGAATCTAATCACTCTTCGGCGTGGTGTAGCAATGGTTGCTTTAACCTGATAGCCTTTGAAGGTAGGACCAGCAGTAGTAGTAGTTGCATCTCTAGTAAAAGTAAATTTATATGCAAGAAATTCTTGTGCTGTTTGAGGACTAGATGTAGTTACTTCTACAGGAGCAACTTCCGCGCCATATGTAATATGGTCATATTCAATTTCTGTTTCACCGGGGGCAGTTGCCACAGATGCTAAAGTTAAATTACCAGAAATAAACGACCCTCTACCTACTAAACGCTTAAAGTTTTTAGGTTCTAATGTGCCATATCTAATCTTACCTGTAGTTAAATAGCCAGATGTTGCCAACACAGTAGTAGATTGAATGGCGATACCATTGCTACCAGAGGTAGTAAAGGCTATCTGGTCTGAGTTACCTACAAAGTCTACACTTGTGGCATAGCCACTTACACCCGATAAGAATGTATCAGTAGCATAGGCAAACCTTAGCGGTTCAATCTCAGCACTTAAGTCGATACGATAAAGTCCGGGTTGACCATCAATAGCACCAGTAACCCATACAAATCTATCTCTAAAGGCAAAGTCTAATCCTGTATTGGCTGCTTCAATAATTAGTGGACCATAACCTAATGAACCATCTTGGTCTGATATGTTTGCTACACGTACACCTTTATTAGTGCCAATTACTAAGTAGCCTAGATAAGATTCAATCTTAAGTGGGTACTCACCAGTAGGTAGTTGCGCTGCAATAACACCAGAGGTAAGAACTGGCATAACACCAGCAGTATTTAAAGTAAATTTGTAGATAGCACCATTACCACCAGCATAGCCAGCAGTATAAATAGCAGAACCACCTTCTGATATGGACGTCCAAGTCCAATCAGCATTAGGATGTGTATAAAGAGGTGTTGGAAGTGTATGAGTAGAACTCTTGCTAGCAGTTAACTCATAAACAGATGCATCAATGCAACCAACAAGACGCTGCTTAACCCAACCTAATACAACTTTATCACTACCAGTATTGTAATAACGAGAGTATCCAGCAGTAGGTGTAGCAATTGGACCTGTATAAATATGGTCATTGTCTGCTATAAAAAGATTAGTTCCATCTGTAGCAATTGACAAGATAGCAGTATCTAGTGGTGTTCCTATACTAGTTACATGTGTATATGCAGCAGCAGTTCCGTCAGCAGTATAGTTATTAATAGTTGTGCCTGTTGGAGAAGTCCAACCAAGTATTTTATTTGTAGACCCATCAACAATAGAAAGTACTTTATATGTACCAGTAGTAACACCAGTCATATTGGCTGTTTCTTTAAGTAATGTTACCTGTCCCTTAGTCCATACATCAACATTTTGTGAGTCTGCAAAACGGTGGGTTACGGTTTCACCTGCAGATGGGTCATAGAATTTGATACCAGTACCATTATGGAATGATGATTGAGAACGCAACCACCAGCCAGTTAAAGATTGTTCACCCGGTTCAGCAGAAATATCAGATTGTTGTTTATTAAATGGAGCAGTCTGTCTAATGTATGGACGGTCATCTGCTATAGCATAGAAGAACGGTAGTCCACCTACTGCTACATCATATGACTCTGTAGTGTTCTGCCATACAGAAGTAGATGAAACAATACCTAAGTCAACAGCAATAGAACGACCAATGTTTGCAGTGGCGGAGCCTCTGCCTTCAGTTATATCTCTACCTGCCACGTTGCTCCTTTGGTTTCATCTGCTCATCTAATGGGTCAGACCTATCCTCCCAAGAAGGGAGGTAGTCATCTATACAACTACCTGTCAGTAAAGACATTACTATTCTGCTGGTAGGAGTTCTACTCTAGGTGCAGGCTTTTGATGTTCTTCAATAAATTGCTCAGCCCAAGTTGCTGCTGTTTCAGCAGTAAATTGTTCACCATTTGGTTGATGTGGTTGATAAATAAATGGTTCTGGATTGATACCATCATAAATACGAACTACATTATTTTCATCTATGTCTACAATATAATTTATGCTCATAATTTCTCCCTAAGAGTTTGACCAATCGGCTGCTGTACTATTGTATGGTGCTGTAATTGCTTTATTATTTGCGTGCACTAAAGCATAATGAGTACCTGAATTAGATATTGAATTTGTAGCAGCAGTCCAAGTAACACCATCAGCAGAATGATAACTTGATGTTGTTGCACCAACAAGAATCCAACCTAAGTCAGCATTATATTTTGCACTGTACCAACTAGCAGAAACAGGAAAAGAATAAGTAGTCCATGTAGTTCCACCATTAGTTGAAAGATAATAAGTTGATGTAGCGGATGCAATAGTAAATCCTAGAAGTTGTCCATTACCACCAAATACATAACCATTAGTATAAGGCGTACTAACGCCCGTCCAAGTTGTGCCGTTACTAGATTTCATTCCGTTGCTAAGTTCACCACCAGAAAAGAAACGACCAGTACCATCACTCGCAACGTTTCTACCATTATATGAAATAGATGCTGCTCCAGCAGTCCAGGTATCTCCACCATTAGTTGAATAAGCAAATATTCCATATGGGCTAAGACTGCTATTATCATTAACAACCTGTACGGCAATACCTAAAGTGGCATCATACGCTATCTCGCCGTTCCATCTTCCTGCACCACTATTACCACTTATGGTTCCTGAAGTCCAAGTAATACCATCTGACGATTTATAAAAAGTACCACCACCATATAGAATGCCAACAAAATAACTACCAGCCCACCCAAAACCATTTGCCGTACTAAATGGTGCTGTACGTGAAGTCCAAGTAACTCCATCTGGACTGGTGCTATAGCCCGTATTCCCGTAGTAGGGAGCAATAACATATATACCATTACCAAAGGCTGCAAATTGTCCAGAAACATTGGGTAATGTAACTGCGTTCCACGTAAGTGCAGTGGTTAAACTACGACATTTAAATGAACCAAGTCTGGCACTTGTTTTAATTGAGGCAGTACTAAATCTGCGCAGTGCCATAATTATGCAGTAATTTCTGTGCCAAATGCTGTAAATGTTAAAGAACTTGAAGCACTTGCATAGCAAATAATAATATTTGCTGCAGCCAGAGTAATACCTAATGTTAATGCAACTGAATCATTAGCAGCAACTGCTACATCATATGCAAGATAGTGTTCGTTTGCCAGAGTAGTAGCAGTAGCAGGTTTAACTGCCAACCGATAGGTTCTGTTTGATGCAGAGATGTTTGCAATAACAATAGTAGAAACTACTGCTTCTGTTGATGATGGTACCTCGTAAAGGGTTTCAGCAGTCGTTGCTGCAGAAGCCTTACGACCTAGTACTTTATATGCTGTTGGCATTTATGCTCCCATTAGTAATAGTGGACTGAAGGACTCGCCTTGTGCGGCAGCCCAAACAAGTCCAGTTGTTTGAGTTGAATCTGCTTTTAAATATTGTCCGTTAGTGCCAACGGCTAAACGAGCAAAGGTATCTGCACCAGTTCCGCCAATCAAATCACCTTTAGCGTCAATGGTTGTTGCCATTGAGTTAGTGACTGTAACGGTACCGGAGGTACCACCACCTGTTAATCCTGTACTGGCTGTTACACCTAGTATGTCAGCAAGTGCATTGTCTGCGTTAGTTCTGGCTCTAGTCATTGACTACCTCTTTCCAATTAAGGTCATCCTCTGACCAAGTGTAGAACTTATCATCTGTTGGTCTAGCAACTGGAGGTTGCCAATCAAAGTTACTGTCTAGTGACCAAGATGCAAAAGGTTGTGGTGCTACAAAGACATCTGCTTCAGCATTGTATGAGTAACCTATTCCGCAATACTGTTTGCGTATATTGCCGTTGTAACTTGTGCGCTTACAGACTTGACCCCTAAAGTTACCGTACCAAGTTTCTGTATCTAAACCTTCGATAAGTTCGGTTTCATCTATACCACTAATTACTTCTGTAACAATATTATTAGAATCTAAAAATGCGTAATATGCCATTATGCCCAACTCACATTTCCTGTGCCAGCAGTAATTGTTGTTATCTTATAAATGCCACTTGTTGCAGTTGAACCAGTTAATCCTGCACCAATTGTAATTGTGCCTAATGATGTTGGATATTTTAAAATGACCACGCCAGAACCACCCGTTCCACCAGCCGCGCCAGCAGATTGATAACTTGCTCCCCCGCCACCACCACCAGTATTTACAGCACCATTAGCACCTTTAGCATTAACACCAGCCGTTCCACCAGCACCACCACCACCGGCTCCACCGGCTCCTGCTGTTCCACCTTGAAAAGTGCCACCACCACCACCACCAGCATAGTTTACACTTACGCCCGTAATTGAATTTATTGCGCCCGGTCCACCGGCTCCACTTTCTGAAGCACTAGGAGCATCTTTACCTACGCCGCCAGAACCACCACCACCGCCACTTGTATAATTTGGTCCTGAATCAACACCCGCTCCACCTGCAAATCCTTCAACGGGATTAAATCCGCCTTGGTTTCCAGCACCACCGGCTGCGCGGCATCCACCGCCACCTGAACCACCGGCTGACCCAGCCTCAATTCCACCACCAATGTTTGTACCACCACCAGTTGAAGTAATTGTTGAAAATACACTATTAGAGCCTTTTACTGTAGCCGCTCCACCAGCGCCAACCGTAACAGTATAATTTGTACTTAATGCAATAACAAGGCTAGAAGTTCTATATCCACCGCCACCGCCACCGGCTCCGTAACTATTCGCTGCGCTACCACCGCCACCGCCAGCCACAACCAAGTATTCAACTTTGCTTACATCAACAAAGCCATTACCAAACCATTTGTTAATAGAATTGGCTTGTGATTCACCAGTTAGTCTAGTTCGTAGTGCGTATCTACTCATTATGCAATCCTGTTTACATAACCTGTCAAGGTTACGACGTTAGCAGTTCCAGCAAATGCTTTAATTACTAATGAGTTTTGTAATAATAATCCCGGTGCAACAAGCACAAGTCCAGTGCCTTCGGCACCAATGTTAATTTCAATGTTGCCATCAGGTGCAGTTGCCTCTCCCCATTCAAGGGTAAGTTTAACTGTTGCAGCAGATGAGTTATGTGCGTATAGCCACACCTCATCAAAAGATGCAGTACCGCTTACTGCTGTATGAATAGTGGTTCCTGCTGTAGCAGTAGCAGCGACTTTAATAGCCTTGCCATTTGTTGAACCGCTAAGGAGTTGTTTAGAGAAAGTAGCCATTATATTTTCCTTATCCGAATATCTGAGAGGCTAGAATTGGTTGGTCATCATCTGCTGGTGGTACTGTTACTGCTGCCCAAGCAAGCCCTGTGCCTGCTGTGGAATCTGCTTGAAGGTAATAGCCGTTAGTTCCTACTGCAAGTCTACCTACTGTGTCAGCAGCAGTACCTACAATTAAGTCACCCTTAGCATCTACAATAGATTGAGGAATATCGGTAATAACACTAAATGAGGTAAAGGTAATAATTTCTAATACATCAGAGGCAGCCAAGGCTGCTAATGCAGTAATGCTTGTGCCGTTAGTTGCTGTGTAATCTTGTCCTCTAACAAGCAAGACACCGTTAAGGTATACTTGTTCTTTGCCAGCAAGATATGCAAGTGTTTGGCTGGAATCATCAGCACCAGATACAGATGTTTCTCCACCTGCTGCTGTAAAGCGATAGCGATATATTTCTGCAGATGAAGATATAGAAGTCCACGCAGAACCTGACCAAGCAAGCATTACGTTAGATGCTGTATTAAAGTAGATAGCACCAGTAATTAAAGCATTACCATCATTATCCAAAGTTGGGTTTGAGGACTTAGCACCTAAGTATCTATCATCAAAAGAATCATAAGAAGCAGCAGCAGCCGCAGCAGAGGCTGCAGCAGCAGTGGCAGAACCAGCCACACCATCTACATAGAGTTTAGTAGCAGCGTGTAGGTCTACTGTAGGGGCACCAGAGAGGGTAAGAGCACCAGTCATAGTGCTACCAGCCTTTAGTACCATAGCATCAAAGACTGTACCACCGGCTTGGATTGCAGTTGCAATCTCACCTAAAGTATCTAGTGTTCCGGGTGCGGAGTTAACAAGGTTTGCTACAGCAGTATCTACATAAGCAGTTGTTGCAGCATCTGTAGTGTTAGCAGTAGGTGTGCCTAATCCTGTAATCTTCTGAGCGTTAAGAGCAACAGAGGCAGTAGGCGCAGCCATCTGGTCTAGTCTGCTAGTGCGTACTTGTGTATCAAAGTCAGATACAGTTGCAGCAAGTTGTGTGCCAGTATGATTAGCCCGTGCAAACGGGTCAGCAGTTAACTTGGCTGCGGTGATAGTTCCATCTGCAATATCGCCAGCAACGATAGTTCCATTAACAATATCAGCAGAAGTAATAGAAGAGTTAAGAGATAGTTTACTATAAGCAATACCAGCAGCAGTATTTATGTCAGCATTTACAATTGTATCGTTAGCAATCATTGTGCTAGTTACTGTTCCAGTATCGGCAAGAGTAACAGCAGTTCCAGAAATTTTAGTCTTATCAATTGCTGCAGAGGCATTAACATCAGCATTTACAATAGCGCCAGTACCAATAACAGTTGTAAGGCTTACGTTGCCAGTACCATCAAAGGTTACTCCGCTTGCTTCTACATCTCCAGTTAATTGGAATGTACGAGCAGTTGCAAGAGCAGTTGCTGTAGCAGCATTGCCAGTGGTAGAACCAGATGTTCCAGTCACGTTACCAGTCACATTGCCAGTTACGTTACCAGTAATGTTACCAGTAAATGTACCAGCGATAGCACCAGTGCCAGTGATGGTAGGAGATGCAATAGTTGGGCTAGTGCCAAGTACGACAGCACCTGAACCAGTTTCATCTGTAAGAGCAGCAGCAAGGTTAGCACTAGATGGAGTAGCAAGGAATGTGGCTACGCCTGTACCTAAACCAGATACACCAGTAGAAATAGGTAATCCAGTTGTATTAGTTAATGTTCCAGATGTAGGAGTTCCAAGAATAGGTGTTACTAAGGTTGGGCTAGTAGCAAATACTAAAGAGCCAGTTCCTGTTTCATCTGATATAACTCCACGAAGTTCTGCAGATGTTGTTGCTGCGTGTTGTGCAAGTGTTCCTTCAATGTGGTCATTGGCTTCTTGTAAGTCACGACCAATAACCATATGTCGAACTACTGCACCAGCAGAGTGGGCTACGCCAGTTGAGCCATCTCTGGCTCTAACAATAGTAAGAGTGTTACCTGATGTATAAGTATTAACATCTACAATTTCTTCGTTGGCTGTATCAGGGTCAATGACAACAGTGTAGGTTTCAGTAGCCGCCGGTGTTTTACCACCCATAAGGTTAGAACCAGACACAACAGTCATAGATACATCACTAGAGGTGATGCTGCTTGCTAGTGTGGTCTGTTGAGCACGGGAGGAATATTTTCTAGTTGTCATTTATTTGCCTATCATATGGAGTAGTGAATTCTAATAGGATATTTGTCTTGCTGACTTCTTACTTCTTCAGTTAGACGTTGATTGTATAGAGCGTATATCTGTTTAGTGATTGATTGTGAAGAACCGTATGGACGTTTGGCATCTGTTTCATCTGCTTGCGGGCTAATCATAGAAGCACGTGCTGGGTCAAGATTAGACAGCAAACGATACGTAGCCCCTAGGATAATCAAATCTCTGCAAGATTCTGGCAATCCTGTTATATCTGTAAATACTTGGTTATTGATTGCTGCAAGAGTAGTGTAAGTTGCATTAATAGTATTTGTAAAAGGAGTTGGGTCTTTAGCATAAACAATTTGAATTGTACGACCTGATGGAATATTGTCATAGACAGAAATAGTTTGACCGCTAGTAAAAGCAGTAGTATTGGCATTACCATCAAAACGCCAAACTTTAATAGGAACCCATTCCTTACTAGCACCAATAGATTGATAAGCAACAGATAGAATGTTGCGAATGTTTAATGTGGTAGCAGTACCGGATGGTAATCTAAAGGCTGCAACAGCAGCGTTAGATGTAATGGTAGTTGTGCTTGCTGCAAAGATAGAAGAACCAATTGCAGAGATTGTATCGTTGATTGCTCGTTTGATTGCAAAGCGTGGAAAGGTTGGAGCAATAGTTACTTTAGTATCAGCAGTGTGTGTTGCTGCAGTAGTACCTAGATAGCCACGACCATATGGTGCAATGGTAGCAGTACCACCAATGCGGTCATATGAGTCTACCCACAATAACTCTTCATCAACCTCTACTATACCTTTACCTACATTCTCAGTAGAACCTAAAGACATAATTAAAGGTGATGCACTTGTAGAGGTAGTGGTAGTAATAGCAGTCTTAAGATAGGTAGCACGGTCTTGTTGAAGTGTATAACCTGATAGGTTCATTGACACTTCATTAATCATGTCAGCAAAAGTTGTCACGAAGATATGCTCCTTAATGCATCTACTGCAGATTTACCAGTGGTTGAAGCAAGTTCATTACATACTGCATTGAGTCCTTTATATGAACCAGGTCCACGACTTGAACTAACCTTATAGTTAAGAGCAGCAAGCAATGCTTTGCCGGTAGTACCAGCCCATTTGTTAGCAGCACCTTGTTCAGCCAAGAATGCGGTACGGGCAGGATAAGTCCCACCGTTTGCTAAACGATTTAGTTCTGCATTGATTGGACTGCCTGCATTGCCAACTGCCATCTGTTACTTCTTTCTATGATGTTTTGGTAATATAAGACCTGATGCTTTTTCTACTGGCTTCTCTGCTGCACCAAAGAATGCCTTGTAATAATGTTCGTCAAAAGAAAACTTCTTCATGTGTGGCACTGTTGCCCCTGTGTGGCACCATACTGGAATCTCAGCCTTATCACATAGGGCAAAGAAGTAAATGTCTTCTCCCATAAATGAATTGCCTACGCCAACTTCTGTAAAGAAGGGAGCGTTAGGAACTGCTTCCATAATTCTATCTACTACTGAGCGGTGCATTAGGACAAAGCCCATACCTGCAGCGCCTACCTTTATAAACTTATTCTCAGGTAGTGGGTGTATACGTTTAATCCCTACCGTGTTCTCATCTGCAGCAAACTCATATACTGTAGGCATAGGAACCATCAAAGGTTCTTCTGGGTTATCTGTAGTAAAGTATACGCCACTTACTATCGGACGTTTTTTAGCATCTTTGTTATCCCACAACAACTTAAATGTTTCAGGACTGATAACTACATCTGAGTCTACCCATAGTAACCAATCGGATGTGTTCTTCTCATACCAATAGGTTATTACCTTCTCGCGTTGACGAGCAATTTGATTGCCCTGACTACGTAGAGTAGTAACAAAGTTTATTCCAGACTTAAGTAAAACATCTGTAAAACCTTGCATAAACTTGCCATCTACCATACCATTATCGCACCAGGCGATTGCTACTGTTTCTTGCATTGTCCCCACCTTAGTTATCTACTTCTTGCAGTCTTCTTTGCAATTGCTTTAGGCTGTTTAACAAACTGTTTGCCAGCCTTAGTTCCTTCACGTTTTGCTTTAGTTGTTGCTGCATACTCTGCAGCAGTTAAAGACTTGCGGGCTTTTTCTGGTAAGTATCTTTCACCAGTAGCCTTAGAACCTTGAGTGCTAGGTTTGCCTGATTTGGTTCCCCATTTTTCTTTGGTCCATTTAGATAAAGACTTTTGCTTTTCTGTCTTAGCACCAGAGTAACCTCCACCTGCTTTTTCATAAGCCTGTGAAAGTAACTGTGCTTTACGGGCAGACCATTGACCAGGTTTACCACCTTTAGAGCCAGCCATTATTCTATTCTTGATACGCTCACGCGCTTCAGGTTTAGTGTATGCCATTACCATTTAACCTTATCTGCCCAATAGGCTGCTGACATCTTTCCCTTAGCAATGTTCTTAGCATGACGTGCTTTGAAAGACGCCTGACGTGCAGATGGTTTTCTATCTCCTGTCACACCTTGCTGTCCAAAGCGAATCAATTTAACTTGAGTTCCTTCTTTGGCTACAACAACATGTGATTTTTTAGGATGACCAGGAGTACGCTTTGGCTTGTTGTACCCTGCCACACCTGCACGTGTCAGACGCGAATCTTTCATTACTTACCTTTTGGCTTTGTCTTGCTAGCAGTATATGCAGCAGCCTTTTTTTGCTTTGCAATTTTAGTTGCTCTCATAGCAGCATATTGTTCTTGTGTAACTTCTCCAGTTTTTTTAGCAGCACGCTTACCAGTAGCAGATTGGACTGCTCTAGAACCCATAACTCCTGCTAATTTCCCGGCTTTAATTGCTCTTCCTACAGGAATAATAGCAGCGGTTGCTCCGGCAGCGCCAACAACTGCTTTGCCAAAGTCTCCTATTGAAATACCCTTACCAGAAGATTTCTTTGCAGGGGTACGTTCCATTGCCCGAGGAGAAGGACGATTGGTAGTAGATGGTGCACGTTCTGCAGCGCGAGGTGACATACGACTTGCTGACGTTACTGTTGCTTTTTTAACAGCAGCCAAACGGTTTGCTCCGTACATACGCTTGATACCCTCTAAGTACTCAGGGTTTTTTGAGGATGCAGCCTTTTTAAGAGAGGCGGTCATTCCCATTTTTTTAATATTGTCAATTGTAGTTTGGGATACCTTGGTAGTACCTTTGTACTTCTTTGACATTGATGTTTCTACTTGACGTGGTGTTGCCATTGTACTACCTTTCTTAGTTAGTGTATCCGTTGTTCCAAGACTTTGGACCAGATTGCTTTGTATTCTTTTTATCGTTCTTACTTGCTGGACGATTTTTTTCCATGTCTTTCATGGTAGGTTTTTTAACAGGTGCTTTTTTGGCAGTTGGTTTCTTAGCGGTAGCCATTATTTCTTTGGTCCCATCTTCTTCATAGCCATTCTCTTTGGCATCTTCTTTACTTTAGCCTGTTTTGCTAAAGCCTTTTTAGCGGCCTTTTTACCTTTAGCGGTATATGGAAATACTTTTGTTCCTACTTGTGGCATTGTTATACTCCTAGTTCTTTCATAACTGCTGCGGCTTTTTTGGTTATCTTATTTGCTTTAGGCATTGTGTTTCCATTATATGCTTTACCTAATGTCTCCGATGCCTTTAAGGATGCTTCTACTGCTTTCTTAGAAGTACCACCGGGTTGTATACCTTGTGCTCTTGCATCACGGTAGGACTGCAATTCGCCATCCCACTTCTTGCTTGCCATGCTCTTCATGCTATTAGCATCTCCAGTACTTGTCTGAAGAGTTCCTATCTTGCAACCAAAACATCCTTCGACATACTCAGGATGGTCCCGCTCTTGGTGTAATCCCATATTTACTCCACTGTAAAGTTGGTAGCATCTATCCCAATAGACGCTGCTATCATGTCAGTTCTAATAGTTTCACTAATTCCAGTATGTATACAGCCACCTATATAGTATGCAGTATAAGTTACTAGGTCATCCTCTGATGGGTACTGAGTTAATGAATAAGTACCAGCATCATTGATAACTGTGTATCCTTTAGTGCGTTGTTTAAAGTGTGTAAACAAACGATGTCCACCAATAGGGCCTTGCTCTAGTGTTGGCGTAATGAAAGTATATGTAGACATTTGTCCTCCTAATGGACTTACTCCGTAGTAGGGATATTGCTACCCCTACCACAGCGTCAATCAACTAAGCGATTGATGAACCAGACTCAATGCGGTATAGAGCCTCTTCGCGGTAACGCTTGAAGCCTAGAACGCCGTACCAGCCCATTGGGCGGAAGCGCATAAGTTGGTCAATAACAGGTCCGATTACAGTGTGTGGTTCTTCGGCAACTGCCTCAGCCAACGCCTGTTGTCCTGCTAGAATTGTACGATAAACCTTAGCGCTTGAAGCACCATCGGTTGCGGTGTACATGCGAGGTGATTCCACGAAGTAAGCGCCTTCGTATGAACCAATTTCACCTGCCCAAATGTTTTCATTTGAGTTGTACTCATGTGGCAAACGCCATCCGCCAGCACCAGTCTCTGCACGAAGGTCGTGTGAAACTTCTGGGTGGATACCGCACCAGTACATTGAACCCTTGCGGGCTACTGACTTGCCTGCACGTAACTTAGCAACTGCCTTGCGGAGGTTGGCTGAAGATAGTGTGGCTGCAGCGGTAACTGTTGCAGTTGAGGTTGCGGTTGAACCTGAGTAGATTACGTTTGTTCCGCCACGAAGTTCAGTCTGTGCGACTGTATCAATCGAACCGGCAAGGTTGAACGCAATGATGTTAGCGATTGCTGGGTCTACATCAGCAAGGCTGAAGAGTTCCAACGCACGGGTAACAAGAACAGAGTTACCATACTCAGCAAGAGTAATGGTTACTGATGTTGGGGTTGAGATTGCTACAGAGTCACGCTCTGTTGCCTCAGTTAGAGCAGTGGTCTGCTCTGATAGGTCTTGATGAATTTGTAGAACTACAGTTGAGCCGGGATGCGCTTGTTTTGCGGGACGCTTGTCAGCGACACTACGAATAAGCGGTTCCGAACGCAATGCGAATTCTAGAAGACGGTCATAAGCCTTTTGGACTAGACCGGCTGCACCAGCGGTACCTCCGAGTGTAGAGGACCCTGTGGATGTATATGCATTAGCCATTGTTCGTCACCTCCAAGGTGATTGGTATTACTATGGATTAGTTTTGTTGTGAGTAGATAAGTGCAGTGAGTTCTTCCGCGCTTGCCGCGTTAGCAATCCTCATACTTAAATCATCTGCTCGGTCAGGGCTTGTTCCCAGTTGAGTCACAACATCTTGCTGCCGTAAGGCTGCTAAGTCAAGTTGTTTCTCTTCTGATATTTTAGACGACGCTAATCCAAACAAATCGCCGTTATCTTCAAGCCAGTTATTAACTGACTCTTCATTAACGTCTTCTAAGTCTTTAAGGATTAAACGTTGTGCCTTTGGATTTACGCCCTTCTTTTCTAGGACCTCTTTGACTGTACGCTCACGCTGCGACTTGGATAAACCCTCAAGTTGCTCAGTGAGTTCCTTAATACGTTTTTCATCAGAACGTTTGGCTTTCCGTAACTTTTTTAACAAGTCACTTCCATCCATCTGTACCTCAGTTTCGGTATCTAGGTCGTCTTCGTCGTCATCCCAGTAGTTGTTGCTCATAGCAACCCACCCTTTCTATTCGTTAGTCGCAAGCCTCAGGTTCCAATCGGGGAATTGGTCTGGCTCTTACTACCAGTCTTATACGCTAATGGGGCTGGTGGGTCCATTAGGATTCTATATTTGACCTCTAGATGATGTTGTTAGTGAGGTTTTGTTAATTCCGGTTGCACCTGAAAAGGATGCTATTTCAGCGGAAGAAAGTCTTTTTCGTTTACGTTGTGCAGAAGCAAGTCCGTTAAATGTTTCTTGTTCTGCTGCAGACATATCGTATCCAGGCATCTGTGTGCCATAAATGCCACTAAGTTTTTCTGCAGTTGGAAGAATGTCAGCAATTGTAGAGTAACCCTTTTGTGCTTCTGCTTGAGTTATACCTTGGGATGCTAGTTGCTCAGATACTGCAACGCCTGCATTAAGTCCTTGTACACGTGCTGCGTTACCAATCTCTGCTGCAGATACTTGACGGTTAATTCTTTCCATATTTGCTGCTGGGTCAAGAACATAACCTACTAGGTCTGCTTGTCCTATACCATAATAATCACGTAGTGTCTGAGAGACCCCAGGGTCTGCATTCTGCACTCTTTGCACGGCAGTCTGAACTCTATTAGATAGTTCCGTAGGAGACATGTCATTTGCAATAAACTGAGAAACATAAGCATCAGTATCAAATTGCTTTAACCCATAGGCACGAAGTACTTGACGATAACTATCTTCAACGTTTAAATACTCGGCAGGAGTAAGAACTTTTAGTCCTTTTTTAATACGGTCATCATTTGCTTTAAAACGTGTTTTATACTCTGGTGTTTCTTGTAATGTTATACTAATGGTTGCTTCTGTTGCACCTTCAACCGCTAATTTTTTAATTACAGGCAAAAGACTAGTTAAATTATATTTTGCAAAACGGTCTGCCGTAACGGCAATAAGTTCACTTTGGGCTGCAGTTAAACCCGCAGGTGTTACTACAGGTGCCACAGGCGTTACTGCAGGTGCTACAGGTACTACAGGCGCTATGGGTGCTGCAGGTGCTGCAGGCGCTATGGGTGCTGCAGGTACTACAGGCGCTATGGGTGCTGCAGGTGCTGCAGGTGCTGGAGTTACTCGAGTGCCAAAGTTAGGCAATCCCATATTTCCTGGCTTACCAAATGTTGGGTCATAAAGAGAATCAAGAATTTTTTGACGTTCGGCTTCTGCTGTTGCAGCCTGTGCATCTCTTCCTGCTTGGCGCATCTTTTCAATTTCAGCAACTCGAGGGTCTACTGGTGGAACGTACGGGTCTGCTGGTGTTCTATTTTCTCCTGCAGAATCAATACTAGGTGTAGTAGATGGCGTTGGAGCCATTTGCCCATAAATTGGAAAGCCTGTTGTAGGGTCTATGTAAGCAGGCATTGGTGTTGCTGTTGTTTGTTTTGGTGCAGATGTCTTATTTGTAGGAAAGAAAGGATATATTGAATTAGCCATTACATCATTCCCATATCTCTAAGTACTGTCATTGACAAAGAATTAATTGTATTCGTTCCATCTGGTGTTTTAGACCATTGGTCATAGTTAGCCTTTTTAGTTTCTGTTTCAACTTGCCACTGTGGGGGCAACATAGGTTTTTTTGATACTGGGTCCATGTACTGAGTAAACTTCTTTACGTTTAAATCGTCCCATGATAGACTGTTAGGGTCTACTCCTAGTGTGTTTGCTACAGTTGTTTTGATATATCCTGCTTGCATGTCAAGAGATTTGTTATTCATAATGCCTTCTGCAAAGGCAGGATAGGCTCCAGCAGATAAGTTTTGAATTTCTTTTTGAATATCTTGAGCAGTAGTAGTTCCTGCAAATAAATCCGTTGCCTTCTGTGTCCAATAGGCATCATTGTAAAATTTACCTACACCATAAGAATCAGCAAAACTTTTAAGCGAATCGGTCTGAGCCTGTGCTTGGCCACCAAGTGTTAATTTATTAGTTGTGATAAGAAGATTATCTAATGCATCATCACCCATGCCATTAAGATAAGCACTTTCAATCTGTGCATTAATTGCATCTGTAACTTTAACACCTTGTTGTACAAGACGTTTCTTGGTAGCAATGACATATTCTTTTAACTGTTGCGCATATGCGCCAGGTTGTGATTTTTGTGCTTGCATGCGTTCTCTAGCAGCCGCAGTGTTGTTTTTATAAAAATCACTGTTTAAAATTAATGCTTTCATTTTGGCAACATTGCCATTTAAATATTCTTGGTATGCTGCTGCTAATTGCGGGTCACTATTTTGAAGTGCAGTTACCATATTAATTAAATCATCTGCGCCTGTAGGCATGTTAGTTGGAGGCGTAGGAGTATCTGCTGGGGAGGAAGTGACTTGACCACCAGTAAGTGATTCTAAATAAGTATTTGCCATTAAATCCCACCTGATAATATTTTGGTCATTTCGTTGTTAAATTCAAGAGATTTATTAAGTTGATACTGCTTAGGATTACTTGTCTTCAAAGATTCATCTAGTTGAGTTGTTACTTTCTCTGCAGTAAAAGGAGTTTTGCTTTTAGTAACAAGTGTTGTTTTGCCAGTCTTAGGGTCTTTAACTTTTTCAGTAGTAGTTAAAGTTCCTTGGTCTGCAAGTTTTCTATTCTTTGCAATCTCTGCATCTCTTTGTTTCTTTGGAAGTACTCTGCCAATTGTTGCTAAAGAAGCATTGTCAATTATCTTTCCAATTTGCTCATCCGTTACATCGGTAAGAGAACGAGTTGGTAAATACTCTTTTTCTTTCTTTGCAGAATCTAATGCAGGATTATAATCATTTAACAATGCCTGATATAATTGTGGAAAAGTAGTTGATTGTTTTGCAATATTTGAATATACTGGGTCAGAAGTTAATATTGTTCTAATTTGTTCATTAGATGCTCTTAATGACACACCGGCTTTTTTTAACAAAGAACCAATTTGAGCCAATTCTTGTGGTGTCAAAGTTGATGTAAGACCAGTATTACCAAGATTTAAAGCGGCAGCATTTATACCTACATTTGTTTGTAATCTAGAGTTAATGCCAGTTACTAATCCCGGAACGGGAGTGGTACCACTTGGTGGTGGAACAACTGCTGTACTCCGCCCGGAGTTTGTTGGTCGTCCTACTACTGGTTCTACTGACATTATTTACCTCCGAAAGGTTCTTCAACTATATAACTAAAATCATCATTTGAAAAATATCTGTCATAGAATTTTCCAAATTCAACATTTTGTTTTCTTAATTCAGCAACTTTGGCTTCTGCTGCAAGTTTAATATCTACTGCTTTGTCAGAAGTAATACTGGTTCCTCTATACTTAAGTATATCATACACGTCATATCTAAAATTCATGTATTCTACAATAGTATGCCAGCGGTCTTGTTTGGCTAAATCTTGCCAAAGGTCTGGAGTATTTACTGCAGTTGTAATTGCACTGATGGTATCAACTGTTTTCTTTTGGAAACCAGCACCTTGTTTTTCTTCATACCATAAATTGTTTTCAGTCCGCATTTGTTCTGTAAAAGCGTCTTTGTACTGTGAAAGAACCGCTAAACCATAACCACTACCTGGGTCATAATTGGCTTTTGCTAATTCATCTGATACAATTTCAACCATCTTGGTGTAATCAGACCAACCTTTATTAACAATTGAAGAGCGACTGTTATCTAAAGCAGCACCTTGTTCTTTAAACTTTTGTCTTGTGCCAGGAATTGATTTGCTTACCAAGTAGGCTTGTGCAGAACTAGAGAAGGCATAATTCTCATCATTGAATATAGCACCCAATGCAGAAAGATTTCCTTTTTCTCCCATACCAGCAATAATTGTTTCTATAACTTTGCCATTTTTCTTTACTAATGCAACAGCGGTATCGTTTGGTCGGATACCCGATGTAGAATCAGACAAAGAATTTGTTATCATAAAGTAATCTGGGTAGTCATCTAAGAAACGCTCAGTTCCTTCGCTTCCAAATTCCTTGGTGTATTTACTAAACAAATCAGAATAAACCTGCAAAGGAGTTACGTACTTTGGCTGCAACGGCAATATGCCAGAACCCAATGCTCTTAAAAATGACAGACTAATTGCATTCTTTTTTGCAGTAGAATTTAAATCAGCAAGTTCAGATTTAGTAGGTTCTCTATCATTTTCTTCTTTAAAGTCAAAATGTTCTTTTTGTAAAATTATATTTACATCTCTATTAAATTGGTCTCCATTTTTAGTAAAGTATGCTTGGAGTGCTTGTGCGCCTCTACGAAGTGTATTAGGAGTTAACGGAGCAAAGTGATTTGCTGTAGTTCCAAAGGGAAGCAACAAGTCAGCAGCCATTCCTTCAAAATTTATACTTTTTGAAAGTTCATTCATTGCTACGCCACCTAAAGGACCAGGAGAAATTATCTGCCCACCGGTAGGATTAATAGCATTAAACCAAGATGTAGGCAGTCTGCCCTGCATTCCTAGTAACGGCAAATCAACTGGGATGTATTCGTCACCAAAAGCATCAATTTGCACATCGCCAATGTAATCTGGTATTTGACTAATGGTAGCAATTTTATATGGAAACTCTGGGTGGTCTAACATTATCTTGCCATAGGCACGGTACTGTTCTACAATTGCTGGAAAGAATGCAACAAGATAGTTGACTGCGGAATGATAGTTCATATCTCTAGAGAAAGCGTTTATTTTTCCGCGCAATTCATTTAAAGCATGTGCTCTCGCAACAGACTCAAATTGCCTCTGGTCTTTTTCAGTTAATTTACGACCTTGAATGTTTGCCATTGCAACCATGTTTTGTAATTTTTGTTGGTACTTAACACTAAAATATGGATTGTAAGATAACTTACTGGTTGGTACGGTTGCCAACCAAGCAACACCATTTTTTAATGTTTTTTCCATAGATTGCACAAAAGTACTTTGACCAAGTATGTCTTTTGTTAAATCCGTAACAACAGTTGGTCGTGTTGCTAAATCAGGATACATTTCTTTTAATATTTTAGAGGTGACTTTTCCTTCAAGAATTAAAGGATGTAGGGCAGTGTCTGGTGCAATCTGATTAACAACAGTTAAAACTCTATTGTATACATATTGTGCATCACTAGTTCTAAGGTTGCGACCTTTGTCTTTTACAAAACCAAATCTTTCTAGATAAGTTCCTGACTCATGACTACCAATCCAATTGACTATATCTTTTTCTGACATCTTTCCAGCCATAATTTTTCTAGCAACAATGTCTTGAGATAATTGATTGGTTAATGTGTTTATCCATGAAGTCATGTGTAAGTCTTCATTTTCGCGAGCAACAACAGAATGACCACCATCACGGTCACGACGAATGTTTGCCATACCAAGTTCGCGGTTTGAACTAATCAACCCACGCATAGTATCTTTGCCTCGGATTTTTTCAACCATAATCTGTCCTTGAACACCACCATCATATCTTTGAAATCCTTCAATACCTTTAACAGTAAGAGGTTTTCTAGATACGACTTTGGCTGGCACTTTTGATTCTAAAGCGTCACGGACACCACGAATAGCGTCTAATTCAGTTTTTGCTTTTTGAACATAGTAAAGTTGTTTTTGAACTTCTGCAGAAACATTCTTAGATGGTTTTGCAAAATCATACCCTGCATCTTTTAATAGTTCTTCAGAACTAGCAATAATTTTTTCGTAGTATTCAACTTCTGCTCTAAGTTTTTTAAGATTTTGATTAGGATTTAATCTAGCAGCAGTTACTCTTTTAATTTTTGATATAGCGTTATTGCCATTAGACATCATTTCTAAAGCATCTTTGCTTAGTTCTTTTGTCATTGCAAACAAAACGCCATCACCATAGGCGCGTAAGGTTGAGTCTCTAATAATGTTTATAGGAAAACCAACACGACCCAATGTAAATGTACGCCAAATAGATTGAAATTCATCTAAGGCGGAAGTTCCAAGATAAAGTGTATTAATTGGAAGAGAGGCTTCTGCGCCTTTTTTCTTTGTCCAACGCTTCATTGCTTTATCTATTAATTCTATATCTGGAAGATAACCACCGTTTGCTAATTGTGATACTAACTGTGGGTCATGAATAATTTCTCCAGAACCAGTTGTGTCATCAAAAAAGTATGCTTCATTTTTTGAACTTGACTCTTTTGCCTTAGCAACGTTTTCTCTTGTCATTTTAAGATGTTGGGCTACGATATCATCTTTTAAATTTTTAGGTATTTTGTATTTATCTGCTAAATTTGAAATTGCTTTTTCAGTAAAAGATTCAATTAATAAATTCTTTTCACCTTCATTAGTAAGTTTTGCAAAATCATCAGCAAACTTAAGGGCTTCTTCAGGTGTGTAAGCCTTTTTTCTAACTGCCATTCTGGCAGTGGTGCGCACTCTTCCGTTGCTCTGCAAAACATCATTGTAGTTTACAGTCTGATGAGGTGCGTCATCAAATGTTCTGTGAACAAATCTAACTACTGCAGATATACTATTTTTTTGATAAAAAGATTGAATTACTTTACCGCGCATAGTTTCGCGTGTAGTAATATCTAATGCTTTGTTATTTAATTCTTTAGCAAGAAGTTTAGCACTGCCTTGTTCTAGTCCTAAAGCAACACGTTGTTTTGCTGCGTCAGCCTTTTGATTTTCAAACCATTTAAATTTAGATATAGTTTTATCTGTAGGCAAAGCATCTGTAAGTTTTAAAGTATTATCTAACCAACTTTTTTCTGCACGTAATGCTTTTAATTCTTCTTCAACTATTTTTTTATTTGCAGCATTTTTTGCTGATAATGGAAGGTTTTTATTTTGTGCAGTAGAGTAAAAGTTGAGGACTGCTTTTTGAGAACCAGCATTTTCTACAAACTCAATAGCACCTTCATAGCGTTGTATCTCCGCATGTGTACCTGGTGATTTGGCTTCTAGTTCGGCTATAGCATCTTTGTCGCCTCTGCCAACTCGGTAAACTAAACTTTGAGTTTGAAAGTCTTTTCCTGCAAGAAGAGCAGAACCAATCTGTCCAAATTCATTTCCTTTAAAACTTGAATGTTGTTGTACTGTAACAACATTGTTTTCTTGATTAAATTTGTATAGTGGAGAGTAGGCAGTTTCTTCTCCCGCAGCAGTTTTTTTATGTAAAGCAATATCTGCTTCTATGCGCTTTGCTTGTCTGCCTTCTTCATTTGTTAATTTTGCAAGTGCTGACTCTACTGGTCCGCTAATCTTTGCTTGAATGCCACCACTTCTGACGCCTTTTACTGCAACACCACCAAGTTTTACGCCTTTAATATCAGGTGCTACTGAAACTTCAAATCCAAAGTTAATTAAACCAGAAGTTAAGGCTCCGATACCTTTACTGGTATCGCCAAGTGTTTTCCAACCGCTGACATTACTTGCAGCGTGAACAACATCTCTACCAAAGTTATATTTTTCTTGACCTACTGCAGTCTCAGAAAGTTTTGCAGAAATTTTTATAGTTTTATCTAAAGCATCAAATGTTCCAGATTTTGCAAGAGAGCGTTCAACTTTACCTGCAATTCCTGAACCAACGCCAAATCCTGCGATAGCACCTGGTACTGCACCTACACCACCTGCAAGTAGCCCTACAGCAAATCCGCCTACGCCTCCAACAATACCACCACCAACAACGCCAAGCGTAGCCATTAAACCCATGCCTGCATCTTTGCGAGCAATGTCATTTATAAATGCGTAGTTAGAACGTACGTTACCAGTACCAGCCATTAAGGCTTTTACAAGATTACCGTTGGATTTTTTGTCAAGTTCTCCAATAGTATAAGTTACTGGTTTTAAAACAAATTCAGCAGCATCAATTCCGCCTAGTCTTGCTTTTTCAACGTAGTCATTGTAAGAGTTTGGGTTCTTTGGCATGTTTTTTGAAGTGTCAAGTGCAACACCAAAGTTTAATTTTTTGTTAGCATCATAAGGTGCTTGACCACCTTGATTACCATTAAAAAACTTTTGTATATTTCCTAGTATATCCCACATTAAGCAGGCGCTCCAGGAGTAGGGTTGGTAAGAATTGTTCTCAGATAAGAAGCATAGTCTCTTGTTGCCTGTGTTGAGCCAGGTTGAGTTGCCCACCATTCAATAATAGGTAAATGGTCCCGTGCAGATTGTACATCTGGGTCTTCAGAAACACCCATTGGAAGATTAGCAACACTATTTGCACCATCGCCAATTGGAGCACCATCAGTAATAGGCTGGTCGGGCAATTGACTTTCCGCAGTAAGTGGAGACAATTCTGGCAAACCTTGTGGTTGTGGGGATGAACCACCAGACATAGGAGCACCCTGTTGTTGTGCCATTGTTTCAACACCAGATGAACCTAATGCTGCCATTCCAGGAATATACTTAGGTGCTTGTGTGCCAGATTGACCATTTCCACCATTAGCAGAAATATTTGCAGGATTGTTCTGTGGGGCATCTGGTCGTATACCGCCCCTATTGTCTGGCACAGACATTTTTCCTCCTACTTAATAAATTGTATTTTAGTTATAATTGGTTTGCTTGTATATATGTCCCATTTAGAGGCAATCTCTATTGCTTTACGTACAATCTTTTCTGTAGACTCTACGGTAGTTACTTTCGATATACCCAACGCTTCCATTGCACCGAGGGCAACATCGCCTCCAGAACCAGAATAATAAATGCCGCGAACATCTCTATCCCAAGAATAATCTTCAAAAATAGGGTAGATAACGCCTTTAACCGAGACCAAGAAAGATGAATCATGCTCTGCAGCCTCTCCATCCTCTTTCATATCATAACCTGCATCAACAAATAACTTACGCATAGCAGGTATAAATGTCTGAGTTACGAATACATCTAAATCTTGTGCTGCTGTTGGCTTAGGGGCTTTCCAACCAAACTGCAGTAGGTTAGAACCTCTACCAGAACCTGCACCAGCAATTAAAATTCCATTGTTTTCTATAATTTTATTAGTAGCCATATCAATTGGTCTACCACTATCATCACTTGAGCGTGAATCACATCCTAATACTGACCAGCCATCACCTTGTATTGCAACTAATGTTGTCATGTCCCCTACTTAGTTATCTTGTTCGTGATGTACGAACGCTTGCGTTCGCTTTACCTGTTCCTGTAAGACTAGATATTAAACTCATAGCGTCCTGAGGTGGTGCTTCTTGAGGTGGTAACGGAGAGCCTCCTGCTGGAGGACCTGAGGGAGCAGGGGACGTTTGCTCAACCGTTTGAGTAGGCTCACCAGCAGGAGGGACTTGCTGCTGCGGGGTAAATGTGGCTTCAATAGCGTCTTCTAATGCTTGACCTTTTTGACGAGCCTTGATAACCGCAGCAATTTTACGTACAACTTCGGAAGCGTCTTGTCCCTGTGTAGCCATTTGTGGTATTGCCTGTGTATAAGCAGTAAGCGAGCCTAGTAATGCTGCCCGCATGTCTTCAATTTCAATTTTTTCTAGTTCTTGAGTTACGTTTACAGTAAATGGCAACTCTCTCATAGCCATATCTTTAGATATTAACTTACCGCCAAGAGCCTGTAGCATGAAGATAAGACCTTGTGCAGGATTAAGACCAGCAAGCATACCATAACGTACATCTGCTGAGTAATCGCCCTTAATGTCTTTAGTTGGCTTGTAAATAACCTCGTAAGGTGAACCAGAATCTACACCACGAATTGTTTTTTCTTCTGGAAAAATTACTTCGTCTGCTTCAAAACAGATTTTAATAACATCACGTAACGCTGCAGCAAAGATTGCTTGTGCTGATTTAACTTGTGTATCAAAAGCACCCATAAGTGCTTGCACACCTTGACCAGTTACAACAGATGCGCTGATATTACCAGTACGAGACTCAGGATAACGTGAGCCAACTCGTAATTCTTGGTTAAGAAGTGTCTGTTCTGTAAAGGCACCTTGTGGTAGAGTCAATTCTACACGACGTACACCTGCAGGATTAGCAGTACGGATGACTGCATCTCCACCAAGTTGTAATTCTTGCACATCATTTGGCAATACAATAGGAGCCTGTACAGATTTCTCTGCTGCCTCCATTGCAAGCAATGCAAAACGGTTACGAAGTAACTGAATGCCTAGAACATCATCAAACTGTCCACGTAGTTCATTATCAATAGATGGTTTACGAGCAATAATAACCATCATCTTACCAATAGGGTTTGCTACGCGTGATAAAACTAAGTTGTTTCTAGCAGGAATAAAGATTAAAGATTGTTCGTCATCATAATAACGAATCATTTCAACTTGCGCATTTAAATCTTGGGTGTATCCATCTTTACCAAGTAACTGAGTATCATACTCAGGAAACTCAGAAATGAGTTCACCTAAAGTTAAGAAGTATCTTTTTGCAAAAGCAATACAACGTCCAAAGCGGTCAAACTCAGGATAGGAACCAATTGGATTTTCAATACGAATACGGGGAAGTTTGGCTTCTTCATCTAATTCAATAATAAAAGGAACAAAACCATAGGTAATATACCAGTCAGCACCTGAGTACATTTGTACTGAAAGGTCTGAATGCTGAAAGTAGTTAGAAGCAATACGAGTTCTTTTATCTGCAAACGTACGAGCACGGTCACTTGTCTGCACTGCTGCAGAACAGTTGATTGCTGGAAGTGGTGCCATTACCTCAGATAAATCACGGGCAACGATATCAATAAAGTTAGCAACTACGTTAGCATCTACACCATCTGGAAAGAAGTCTGGATAAACCTGTGATATCTTTCCTTTACGGACAGCAAGTACGTCAAGGTTACGACCATCGCGTTCTCTGTTGCGATAACGTAAAGACTCTACACGTGCTGCAATCTGTTCAATTGATAATGCCACAGTTGTCCTTTAGTTGTATTGTTCTTGCCATTGGTCTGCAAACGCTTCGTCTAGATTGATACCCATGCGATTGGACATCTGCGCTCTTGTAGCCCAACGGTTGTTTTGATAGTTACCTACTTTTGTATTTTGCTGCATTAATTCTCTACATCTTATCACTGCAAACCACAATGCCATTACACAGTCAGTTGGGTTCTTAGTGTCAGGCTTCCATGTAATGAGTTGTTGCACTAAAGACTTAAGTCCTTCAGAACCCTCATTAGATGGTAATTCAATCATATTGTTATCTTGGAAACGTGTATCACGCATACTGCCAAATAAGGCAGCCATAGATGCTACACCAAATCCAACATCCCATTTGTTCTTACCTGTAAAGTGGGAGTTTAACTGGCAACCGTAAGAAGCCAAAAAGTTTCTAAGGTCTGTATCCATAGCGTAGTACTTCTGGTGGGCGTTGATTTCAACCCTAAACTCTTGTGGTCTAAACCGTTCTACCCATTCTTCAATAAGAGCAGTCTCTTTTTGTGGAGTAGGGTCAACCATATTGATGCAATCTAAAACATATATCTTGCCATCTGAGCGGTTGTAAGATACAGCCACAAAGGCAGAACGTCCCGTCACAGCAGGGTCAAAGCCAATTACTGTGTAAAGAGAGCCTACGTTTTTAGGATGTCCTGGGGTGTCCTCTTTAAGTGGACCGCGCTTTCGCATACCGTTAACGCTTCCTGCAACGCAAGCAGGGGGGAAGATGGAGTCCGATTGGACATCTTCTTGTTGGTAAACCATTGCCCATACGGAAGGAGCAACTTCAGAGCGTCGCGTAAATAACGAGGGTCCGTCCCATTTGGGATATAGCCCTTGCTCGTTAACCTCATCTACGTCGCCCTCTTGCTTGTCCGTCCAGGGCCAGAGTGTTTTCCAGTTCTCTGGCTTCTCATCAAACTCTAAAACGGCTGGCATTGCCATATAGGTAAAGGGGGATTTACCGCCAGTCCATTGGTTGCCATCTTGTATCATTTTATATAAATCGATGGGAGCGACACGGGTTCCTACTATAAGTAGTTTTCCATGTCGTCCCAGACGGGTGATAACTTCTTTTTGAAGCCATTCAATTTGCTTCTCCCATTCATGGGCATTTGCGTTCATCACCACATCGTCTAGGATAATCAGGTCGGCGCGTGCGCCATAAATCTGAGACCCAAATCCTAAAGCCTGTACAGAGGGGTCCTTCTCACCAGAGTCTCGTCCAGCACCTAGGTAGAGCATGTCTGCTGACCAAGTTGGAGAGTCTGCTTTGTAGCCACCTTGAGGACCAAAGGCTACTTGTAACTTAGTCCAGTTAGGATGGCTAAGGCGGGTCTTAATGGCTGAAAGGAACTTTCGGGCCATACCCTGGGTTTTGGAAACAATAATGATTCTGACGTTAGGGTCGATAGCCAGACGGTAGGTGACGTAGTTGATGGTCAGTACGGTCGATTTGGCATGCTCGGGAGGTACGTTAATAAGTACCCGGTTCTTAGCCCCAGACTCGTAGGTCATAGAAGGATGTATCCATCTAGGCTCTCGTTCTTCAATTAGGTCTACCCATGACTTGTGATGGTCAAAGAGTTGGCTGTCTAGGAACTGGGCTGAGAAGTCTTCAAAAGATATGTTCTTTAGGTCGGCTAGGTCTACCTTGATGCCCTCGCCTACAAGGCGGGCTTTCTCGGCTTCTTCCTTAAAGGTTGGGTCTGTAAAGGTCCACTGCCGGTAGGCTGACTCGGAGCGGTTGACCGCCTCCATAGCCATCTTAATGGTCTGTCCCTGCTCAAGCAGGGTAAGGACCATCTTCTGGGAATCCTCTTTAGATAGGTTCTTAGTAGCCATTACCTGTGTCCCTACTGGTGGCTCTTAGTAGCCAATCTAACGGTTGGGTCTAACTACCCTATAGGCAGTACTCTCCCATTATAATTACATATATATTACTATATATTATATATAGGAGTTCCGGGTAAAAGGAGGAACTCCGTAAAGTATTTATATACTTAAGATAACCTGTTCAAAGTAGTAATTCCGAACAAAGTTCGGGATATTGTCCTAGTTTGTCCTATTATATAGGGGGGTATATTATATAACAGATAATTTTTATGGGATACTATATAAGTGTATTGCTTCGCAATTAAATAACCCTAGGGTCAAACATTTGTAATTATGCTCTAGTTCATGCCTATTTATTGTCTGGACTATTCTTTTCTTCTGGTTCATGCACTTAATGAGTGAGTAACTATCTGCCATACCAAAACAACATTGAAAATTGGGGGCAATAAATAAATAAATATGCGGGCAAGTCCTGACCTGACAGCGGCAACCCTCAACTTATCCTTGAAGGCTGGACATATCCGGCGAGTGTGTCCATATTATAATAATATGAGCAGGAAAAGTTTTTTTTCTTTTTGCCTTTTGGGGTTGCAATTCTGGCAAAAGAGAGGACACTTAAGACATGGGGAAAATCCCCTGAGCCGATTCAGGCTCTTTTCTAAGGATAGAAAAATGACCGCTTCAAAAATGGCACCAAAAGCAAAAGCACCAAAAGCCGCACCAGTAATTTCACCAAAAATTTCAACCGCTTACTCTGAATTAATTACAGCCGGAGTCAATGCTGAATCCGCTAAAAGTAACTTTAATTCTGATGCGATTGAATTCGTAGTCTGGCTTGATGCACAGCGTGAGAGCGTTGAAATCAAGAAGGCAACAATTTCAGCACTATCAAAAGACCTCACTTTTTCAATGCCGGTAAAGGCTTCTCATGTCCAAGTAACCGGAACCGCCGTCCATATTATTACCAAGTACGGACGTGAAAATAAGGTCAGCGAAATTTTGACACTTGCCAAGCGTGTAAATTCTGAGGTTGGGATTGATGGCGCGATTGTTCACATTGGAAAATTCGCAACATTCCAAGAGTTGAAGGATGGCACCAAAAGCACAGCCGAAATCCAAGCAGAAAAAGCAGAAGCCAAGCCAGCAAAAGAAGCAAAAGTCTTAGGATTAGCGCAGATTTTCCAAAAGACCATCAAAGAAGCCAAAAAACTAGACCTGACCAAAGTTAAACTAGAAGGCTTGGACATCCAGTACCTTATCGAGATGAACAAAATTCTAGCGATAGTCGCTAAGAATAGTGGACTAGATAAGGCTAAAGCCTAGTAAGTAGAAAAGTAGCCCTCAGCCCGAAAGGGTTGGGGGTTATTTTTTTGCCCAAAAATTTTTCCAACACAAACCCAACACAAACTTTTTGAGGAGAAGCGAAACGAGCCGCGAGTCGAACAGCGCACCCAATTTTCAACACAAACCTGATGCGTAGCGAGTAGCGCGTGGCGCATGGGGCAGGGCATATTATTATAATATGGAAACCTTTTGCGCTTGCGCTTTGGGGCTGGGCATGGTAGACTTCTCTCAAGAAGGTCGGAGATGGATAGTCCAACTCCTAAATCAATCTCATATTATAATAATATGGGGAAGGATAAAAAATGGGTAACTTAGTAGAGGATTCAGAACGCATGATTAAGCAATTACAGGACTTGATGAGAGCCACAGTAGAGCATAATAAGGCTTTGGATGCTCGCAAGTATGAGGTCAATATCCCTGCGCTTCGCGCTCTTGGGATGATTGACTAATGTGTAAAAATTGCAAGATATTTGGTTGGGCTAATGTTACTGGCTTATGTTTATGGTGCTACGAATTAAGTTTAAGAAAATTAAGGAGGTCATAATGAGCCACAGCGATAACACCCAACGAAAATTCGACAAGGGTTTTCCTAAATGGCTTGAGTTTAAGTTGAATCTCAAGCATGATGACCCAGAGGATAGGCGTTTTGAAAGCCGTCAGGCTGAGAATCGTCAATGGAAAAAGGAGTTGTACGCATGATTCAGATTCAGCACTCAGATTGTGATGAAAAGTTTTTGACTTCTTGTGATTGGTGTGGTGAGGATATCTGTGAAAATTGTGGAGAAAGAGCAGATTGGGATTGCCCAATTCATGGATGGGCAGATGTAGATGAGTCATAAGTAATAGCCCACGCTAGGCATTACGCAGGTGCAATTCCTGCGGTGGGCACGTTCATATTATAATAATATGACACTAGATAAGGAGTAGGTATGAGTAAATGGGATATGCTAGCGGTAATTATTGCGCTAGTAACTAGCGGTATGGTGAACGTCATAGCCATTAGGCGCAATATCGTACTTGAACGGCAATTATGGGAAGCCAAGCGCAGGTGGGTTAAATCACTTACGCCAGCCGAGCGTGGTTAATATGAATCTGGAACTAACCAGAGATGAGTCTGAAATCATACGCACAGCACTAGCGGAATATGCCAATAGTGCTACACTACGCAATAGATACGAAGGGCATGCGATTCAGGTCGAGGGCTTGCGCTCTAGGTTGAGTGATGCTATACTTGAGGCAATGCTCGCCAAGGTAGGCAAGTAGATATGGTGGAGAATCCATCATATTATTATAATATAAGGAGAAATCATGACAGCAAATGAAATCACAGAGGATGAGGTTGTTGAGCCTCTAACCTGTGGTTACTGTAGTAATACTGGTGAGGAATTCAATGTACAGATTGCCAGTAGTGGTGAAAACATCTGCAATGAGTGTGGCTACACTTGCGAAAGATGTGGCGACTTAGGCTCTATGGATGATAACTTCCACACAGTAGATGGTTCGCAGATATGGTGCGCTGAGTGCGTTACCAATTATGCTAACTATTGCAATTTTTACAGACATGCTGAGTACCACACATACCCTGAGTATTATCTCAATGACCAGAGTGAATACTGGTGTAGTTCATGTTGCGAATCTTATGCTGAATGGTGTGAGGGTTGTGATTCCTACAACAGAGAGGGTTGTGAGGAATGTGAGGAGAGTCGGAGTGATGGAGGTTTCATCCATGATTATTCTTACAAGCCAGACCCTATCTTTTATGCAACCGATAGCGACAATACTAGGCTGTACTTTGGTATTGAGATTGAGATAGAAGCCAAGAGTGCCAACTGGGATACGCGCCAAGAAGCGGCTGAGTATGCTTACCGATTAGAGGATGCCTATGACTTGGCTTATCTCAAGAGTGATGGCTCTCTGGCTTGTGGCTTCGAGATAGTTACCCATCCCATGACCCACGCTTACTTCAAGAATGAGGCGCAAGAGTTATGGAATACTACCGACAAGTTAAAAGATGAGATGAATATGATGTCGTGGGGTACTAAAACCTGCGGTATCCACATACATATATCTCGCGCTGGGTTTGCTGGTGGTGCGCATCAACACCGATTCTTGCAACTGGTGTACCACAATAAGGACTTCTACTCAGAACTAGCCGGACGTGAGTCCGATAACTGGGCTAAGTTTACTGACGTGGTTAATTACAACACAGGCAAAATATCACTTGCTAACAAGATAAAAAATCATAGGGATACGGATAGGTATTCTGCTGTCAATACTATCAACCGCCATACACTAGAGATGCGAATCTTTAGGGGTAGTTTGAATCAGAACTTTATAAAAGCATCAATAGATTTGGCTCATGCAAGTGTAGAATATACTCGCGTGATGTCGTTGCAAGAGATAAAAGATGGTGCGCTAACACCATCAGCATTTATGGGGTACGTGTTAGCCAATGCTGACCTGTACGCTGATTTGATAGGACGGATGTCTAGAATAGACCTCCTTGTACTCGAAACGAAAGGATAGACTATGTGTTTATTAGCAGTAATGTCGCCTAATGCGATACCAAAGAAGAAGGACTTAGAATGTGCCACGTGTAATAATCCGCATGGCTTTGGCTATGCTATCATTACACCAGATGGCATACTTACCAACAGAGGTATGTCTGCACGTAAGATGATTGCTGAGTTTCTTGAGAAGCGCAAGCAATACCCAGCATCATACGCCATGTTTCATGCTAGGTTCGCCACGCATGGAGTAAAGAATCAAGAGAACTGCCATCCATTCATAGTAGGTGGGGATAAGCGTACCTACTTGGCGCACAATGGCATCCTTGACGTAGATATACACGCAACTGACAGACGTAGCGACACGCGCATATTTGCTGAGGATATTCTACCCAAGATGGGTGGCGTTACCTCATTAGATGACGATAACATATGGAAAATACTAGGTAAGTGGGCTAGTGGTAACAAGATAGCCGTACTTACTGTTGACCCTGATGCTAGGGATAACTGTTATATCCTCAATGAAGGTCTAGGTCATTGGGATAACGAAGGTATCTGGTGGAGTAATGACACCTATAAACCTGCTGTATGGGATAAGACGTGGGGTCAATACTTCACCAAGAATCCTGATGTGAATGAGGCTGAACTACTAAGCAGTTGGGGCGGGCGAGATGATGTTACCTGTCAGGGCTGTGGTTCCTTACCGTTCTTAGAGGCTAACCCATACTATTGCGAGATGTGTATGGCATGTTATGATTGCGGTCAGATATATGATGGAGATTGTCTATGCTGGGCACCAGAGATGGATGCTTGGGCTAAGCAAAAACGTAATGAACAATACATACTAGGAAAGGTGGAATAAGTTGAGCGCAATAGATGTAGATGTCGAAAATGCACAAGCAACACAGGATGCACTACGGGAGTTACAGATTGAGTGCTATGGCAGGGAAGAAACTGCGTGGGCTAAAACTGTAATCATTACCTATGATGGTGCTGAGTATGAGGTACGCTTGAACTGGGATGAGAATAATGGATACTCTACCTATTGGGAGGGTGCTACCTTACCTCATGCACGTTTGCCTGAGTTTGAATATGTATTAGACTGCATTACGGAAGGCAGTGAAGTCTAGTGGCATATTATAATAATATGGATACCATCATAGGTAACTGTACTGGCAACGGCAACCCAGATGCTTGGTTTCCCGAGTTCGCTGGTGGTACTATACCTCGTTCAAGAGTGGATGAGGTTGTATACCAAGTGAACTATGCTCTAAGTGAATGTGCTACCTGTCCGGCTAAAGATAGATGCTTGGATGATGGTATGCGCCCTGAAAACTTAGCGCATGGCATCTGGGGCGGGCTTCTCGCTGCTGAGAGGCTTGCTATAGTAGGACACAGCCCTGATGAGTTCTATGATGGGTCTGCTGAAAAGATTGCGTTCAATATGTTAAAAAGAATCGAACCCTTACTAAGGAGATGATATGAAACGTGGACTATTAGTAGCAACAACGATACAACTAATCATTATAGGTGTATTACTTGCACTTCTTATCTCTCCAACGCCAGAATCTAAGCCTGTTGAACATAAGCAACACGCTTGGACTAAGGCAGATAGCCTAGCCTACGCAAATGATGGCTTGGTGATGTGGGCAGACAAGCAAATGGTATGCTTGAGTAGACTATGGGGCAAGGAATCCGCATGGAATCCTAAGGCTAAGAATAAGCACAGTAGTGCCTTTGGCATACCGCAGATGCTCAAGTTGGACCATTCTCTATCGCCAGCACAGCAGATAGATAGAGGATTAGCCTATATCTATTATCGCTATGACACACCATGCAACGCTTGGAAGCACTGGCAGAAAAAGAAGTGGTACTGATGAAAGATATAACTACCCTCAAGCCTGACTACTATAACTCAATGGATGTCAGGGGTGAGCCGACGACTATATGCCCATGTGGGTGTATAGTGTGGAATGTTAAGGTAATCTGGGATGAAGAAGATGGCAACATGGCTATGTACTTTATTGACATGGAGTGTGCTGAATGTGGTACACTTGCTACAGCCCCAACACCTGCTGAGGATGAATACTAATGGCATATTATAATAATATGCCCGACACAAACCAATGGAGGGACGATGCCAACTTATGAATACAAGTGTTCCATTTGCGCCGTTACTATAGAACGCCAGAGTAGTATCGGCAGCGAGGATGGAGTGCCTGTATGCTGTGGAGTGCTTACGATTAGACAATGGGGCAGCACTGCGGTACACTTCAAGGGTACAGGATTCTACAGCACAGGAGGATAGATGAACGACGAAGATAAAACAAAAGAAGAACTAATTGCAGAGATACTAGAAAACTTAGAGATAATCAAACGCAACATGAAAGGAATAGATGAAGAACTCTGATTGGGATTTAGACCTACGGGCTGGTGAGAGAGGAGAGAGTGAGATTGCGGACTTGCTCTCTCTTGATACAGTAGAGGTTAAAACAGATAGACGATGGCAGGAGACAGGTAATCTTTATA